CTACCAAGCGCCTTCAGTCTTCGGAGACCAATGCAGAGGATACGCAAAACGGGGTAACTGCTTTTAATTCTGATGGTTTTGTTGTCGGAAATTACGCCGAAACAAATGGAAGTGGTAGGACGTATGTCGCCTGGACCTGGGACGCGGGCAGCTCCACCGTCACGAATAACGACGGCTCCATCACTTCTAGTGTGAGGACCAACAATTACCTCTCGATTGTTACCTATACGGGCAACAGCAGCAATGCCACTATTGGGCATGGACTAGGCGTGGCGCCGAGCTTTTATATCGTAAAAGCCAGAACATCCTCTGGTTACACGGATTTTTGGTCGGTTTATCACAAGAGTCTTGGCGCAAGTGCATACATAAAACTAAACTCAACGGACGCCCAAAGTACCGGGTCCACTATTTGGAATAGCACTGCTCCCACGTCAACTGTATTTTCCGTTGATTCTGGAAGTATCGCCAACGTAAGTGGCGTTAATTACGTCGCCTACTGCTTCGCGCCAGTCGCGTCTTATAGCGCCATGGGCAGTTATGTCGGCAACGGCAGCTCTGACGGTCCGTTCGTGTTCACCGGGTTCAGACCGGCGTTTATCATTATTAAGCGGACAAACGATGTAAGAAATTGGATGCTATATGACTCAAAACGCGAAGGATACAACGCAGACAACGATCATTTGCGTCCAAATACTTCAGATTCGGAAGACCCTACTGACATGATCGATTTGCTTAGTAATGGCTTCAAATGCCGAATAGCCGATGCAGACGTAAATGGATCTGGCAGTACATACATCTACGCCGCCTTCGCGGAAAACCCGTTCAAGTACGCCCGCGCACGCTAATTACAACTAATAACTATGTACACTCTTAACGGAAAAACTTTGCGCCTTGATACGGCGTTTACAACTGAAGATGGTCGTCAGTTTCCACGTAATTGGCTGCGCTTGAGCACTAAAGCTGAACGTGATGCGCTTGGCATTGTAGAAACTCCTGACGTTGTTGAACCTTACTACGATCAAAGGTTCTACTGGGGACCACAGAATCCTAAAGATCACGCTCAACTTGTTGAACAGTGGGTAGGTACTACCAAACAAACTGCTGGAAGCCTTCTTAGCCAGTACGACTGGTACATCACTCGTCAATCTGAGACTGGTAAAGCCGTTCCACAGGAAGTTTTGACGTATCGCGCAACTGTTCGTACCCAATCGGACAACCGTGAGGTAATGATCAAAGGCACTAGCGATACTGACCAACTTTTTGCAGTTATTACTGAAGATTTTGGGGGTATGTTCCCGTGGCCTGGTGATCCGTTTGCTCCTGCACCTGCAGATGAGCCCGTAGAGGCACCTGTGAGCGTCCCTGACACCGATGTAATCGACTTTAGTACCTCTGGTACTGCAATCACCGGCAGCGGCCTTCTGGGAGGCTCTGGTGAAGACATTCTTAGCTTCTAATTATTATGCTTACCATCCTTGGCATCAAAGTCTCCTATGAGACCATCCTTTTCTTTGCTCTTTTTCTTGGTTCTGAGGCTATTGGTGCCTCTAAATTCAAGTCCAACAGCGTTGTCCAGCTGATTGTTGGCGGTATTAACGCCCTTAAGCCTCTTCGTAAGGAAGACGACAAGCTTCAACAGATCAAAGATAGCCTGAAGTAATCATCATGGTACTGCTCAGCGTTAAGCAGTACTACCCACAAACAGATAGTGCAACAGGTCACGGAGATCGGATGTGCTTTAGCTCTACATGTGCTATGGCAATCAAGTATCTCCGTCCTGATGCCTTAAAAGGTAGTAATGCAGATGATGATTATCTAAGGACAGTCCTTAAATTTGGTGATACAACTGAATACACCTCCCATCTTAAAGCCTGTAAGCAGTACGGAGTCATTGCTACCTTCTCTCAAAAGGGTACAAAGCAGACTCTTCTCAATGAACTTAATGCTGGCTACCCCGTAGCTACAGGCATCCTGCATAAAGGTCACGTCTCCTCACCACGAGGAGGTGGTCATTGGATGTTGCTCATTGGTGATGAAGGAGAACGAGGTATTTTCCATGATCCTTACGGTGAAATGGATAACGTCAACGGTGGTTATCTGACCATCGGTAAAGGCGGTAAAGAAATTAACTACTCCTGGAAGAACTGGTTACCCCGCTGGGAAGTGGAAGGTGCTGGTTCTGGCTGGCTTATGACCTTCCGACCAATGCAACAGACATGACTGAAGCGATTGTATCCGGTGCTGTAGCAATTATTGCTGGCATCACCGCTCTTACTAACCGCCTACACAACCGAATAAATACTGTTCACAACCGTATCAGTGAGATAGACAGGCGTGTGGACACCTTTGAACTCCGTGTGGTCTCTTGTTACGTCCAAAAAACGGACCTTGACAAGGTTTTGTCAAAGGTTGAAAAGCACATGGAAAGCATCGAACAGAAACTAGACAAAATCATAATGAAAAATGTCTAAGAAAAAAGCGACTGAGGACATGTTTAACGAGCTTCACAACCTCGTCACCACAGAGTTCCTACAGCGCATTAAATCTGGAGAAGCCAGCACACAAGACCTTAAGGCAGCGTGTGATTGGTTGGCTAAAAATGACATCAGTGGGGTTGCTCTTGAGGGTAACTCCCTAGATAAATTGGCAAACATTCTGCCAACAATTGATCCTGAACTTGTTCAACGGAGGTTGTATGGCCCGAAAGTCTGAATACAGCGGTCCAAAGTATGCTAACGGTAACTACAAATCATACCAAAAGAAGTATGACTCTAGTCAACTCCAAATTAAGAAACGCACAGAACTTAATAAGGAGAACCGTAAACGTGGTACCTATGGTAATGGAGATGGTAAAGATGTATCCCACAAAAAAGATGGATCTACTACCCTTGAAATTGCTTCTAAAAATAGAGCCCGTAAAGGCAAGAAGGCATGACACCGTTGTTTCCAAGTCCTGATCACTACCTGCAAAATCTAATAACCATGACAAGTCCCGAAGCAAAACGTATGTGGCGTAGAGCTATTAAGGAGCATTTTAATTGTCAATGTGTCTATTGTGGAGAAACTTATGAACTACATGAACTTACTCTTGATCACGTTGTACCTCGTTTTTGTGGAGGACAAACGACTACAAGAAACTTGGTTCCATCCTGCAGGAAATGTAATCAGAACAAAGGAACGAATAACTGGCTCACGTGGATGAGACAGACGTTTGGGCATACGCCTAGAGAACACCTTATTTTATCGCATATTAAGTAATGGATAAAGAACTAGCTCAGTTACATGATCTAGCTAGAACTATGCTGCTTGAAATTCAAGCTAAATATGAAGCTGGAATCATCCCACCTGGATTTGGTAGAAGCGATAAAAAACGTTTAGACAAAGCTATTAGTAATCTTGACTTTAACCCCGAAGCATACGGTAACATCATGGAGGATGTTATGACTGGTCAAAGGGGTCCAAAAGAGTTGATGAAGCGCATTAGAAACGTTGAGAATAATGTGATGAAAGCGTTTGAGCTTCTCAACGAAGATACTATCCATCACCTTGTACAACAACGTACTGGTGGTGATTTTAGTAAACAAGTTTCAGGTGATGTAGTACGTGGTGCTATTAAACGCCTTGAAGATCGCTTTGGTCTTAAATTTTCACAAGCTACCGGTCCTGGTGGAGTTGTACGTGGTGACACTGCTCTTTCTAACTTTGCTCACAAAGCAGATCTAACACAAAAAGGTGCTGAGCTAGCTTCTGGTATTGGTAAAAACCCTGATCCTTCTACTACTGCTCATAGATTTGGTACTAGAGGTTACTCAACTACGCTTACACCGCAAGAGACGAGAGATGAGCAAGCTTTGTTTGACGCTCTTGAAGCTCGGATTGCTCCACAACTAGAAGATGTGCAAGTTGGTATTGCTACGGATCAACCACGTGTTCAAGCTATTAGAGCTGCAGATCCAAGACTTGCTAAGGCTTACATGCCAACTAATACGGCTGAAGAGGTTGCCGCCATGCAGCCTATTGCAAGGGCTTTATCGGAAGACGTAAAGATTCAATCTTACCGTCAACTTCTTAATTTTGGAAACGGTAAAGCTACATTAAACCGTGCTGCTTTGACAGGTCTTGCTGCTGCTGGTGTA